TTCCTACTGAATTAGGTGGTGCCATCTGTTCATTAACCCACTTACTCATAGCATAAGGGTTCTCCCAATAATTACCATCTACAGCACTTGATGATGCATATAGTAATCTTGTACCAGTCTCTCCACACCAATCAAACAATCTTTTTGCCTTTCTTACATTATTCTCATAGTACTCTTTAGGTTTCTCCATACTCTCACGTATGTCTGCCCATGCTGCAAGATGAACTACAAGGTCATAGTCACCCTTTTTAATGTTACCACTAATATTAAAATCACCCACATCGTCTGGATGATCTATACCATGTACTTTATATCCTAGTTGGTCTCTCCAATCAGCAAATACATACCGACCAATAAAACCACGGTGTCCTGTTACTAATACTTTCATGTCACTGGCCAATCAATAACTGTTCTAATTTCTTCATTATATAACCACACCTCTTTCAGCATATCGCAGTTAACACCACGTTCTTCAAACTGTGTGATTAATGAATTAAGGTCTTTAGGGAAACACGTTCCACCAAATCCCCTATCATTATCTATACCTGGAACTTGAGTATGTGATTTACCTATTCTACTATCTCCAGTGACACCCTTTCTTACATTATTATAATCCATTCCTGTTGCATGACAGAAATCATATATCTTATTAAAGTATGCTACCTTATATGCAAGGAATACATTAGAAAAATATTTGATTGCTTCACTCTCATCAGATGAAACCATTACACTTGGTATCTTGGGGAAACATGCTTCAAAGAAACATACAAAATCTGTACATAGTTCCTTATCTCCACCAACCACATTTCTTTCTGCCTTACCATAATCCTCTACAGCATTCCTTGCAGTAAGAAACTCTGGGTTATGAATTACATTATGTCTTTCAGTATATTTCTTTGTTGTACCTACAGGAACAGTAGATTTGATAACAAAGGTTCCTGTTAAATTATCAGGTAACTCCTCAAAGAACTTATCTAAAATAGACAAATCACAACTCCCATCCATCCTCATAGGAGTTGGAAGACAAACAAAAATAAAATCTTGTTGTATAACTTCTTCTAGTGGATTAAGACATCGGTTCTTATCCACATCATAAATCTTTGTTTTTACTTTGTCTCGTAGGTTTTGGTAAACTGCATTTCCTACGAAACCATTACCAACAATTCCAACATTAATGTTGTCCATCATGATACCATCCTGCTAAATCCTTTAAGTTTTTCAAATCGAATGTGGTGTTCAAATTTATCTTCCATCCCAGTCTTATGGGATATAACGAAGATGTTAGCATCCTCAATTACATATCGGATGATTTTTAAGAACTCCTCTGTACCCTGACCATCTAATGAACTATCAAACACTTCGTCCAATATCATTAAGTTGGTCGAGACCGAATTCTTAAATTTAGCAACTTCCCTCCATGTGAAGAGAAGTGCTAAATCAATTCTTTGTTTTTCACCTTCACTAAACGATGCATAAGAGAAGTCTTCATGTATTGGAGACTGAACGGTTTCATTAAACTCCTCATCAAGAGTAAAGTTTATGTAGAAGTCCATCATCTGTAGATAACGGTTTACTTG